CAGTAACCGAGGTTGGGGGTAGCATCACCAAGGGCATCACAAGTGCTCTGGGTGGGGTTGCCTCCGCCGTAGGAATACTGGGAGGGGTAGCCGCCATGGGGGCGGCTGCTGGATACCTCTTCTCCAGTAACTTCCGCGTGCCAGTCTGGAAGGACTTGGCCCGAGGCTATGGGTGGCGCCGCGCAGGGGTTTGTACCCCCCTTGCGCCCGGCCGGCTCGCCCCAGGACATAGCCTGGAAGGGTACGATGGCAATTACAAGCACACAGCTTGGACTTGTGACCTATTCCAACACCCAGCGCTAGAGCAAATATACACCCACCATCAATGCCCATATAACATCTACGTGGGCTTAACAGCACGTCACCTTACTGACAACAACCCAGCCCCGGCCTGGCTGGCGCACACTAAGGATGGCACTGTGTTACTCGGAGGAGAACGCCTAGTATACGATACGCACACCCAGTCTAGTGTGATGAATGTTGCTAGAAGCGTTTTAGTCGATTGGGCTGCCTCTCAGACTCGTTGTGAGCCTGTTTCACGATATGAATACGTGAACAAGTTCACAGGGAAGAAGAGAGACAGACTTATCGCATCTATGGTTAAATGTGAGAGAGCGGGGGAACTGCCTAAGATGATGAAGGCGTTTGTGAAGTGTGATAAATACTTTGCAGATGTTGCTGAGTCTAAGGCACCGCGTATGATTCAGTTTGCTGAACCTGCAGTCAATGTGGAACTTGCCCAGCATCTGGGCCCGGCAGAACACGCATTTCTGGCGGGTCCCGGAAGTGGGCCCAGTGAAACACCTGACTGTAGTAAGGGCATGACTACATCTGCGCGAGCAGCAACATGGGCGGCTAAGCGAGCACAGTTCTCCAAGCCCGTGTGTCTGCTCGGGGACTTTTCGAAGTTCGATTCCCATGTTCACACTCACGTCTTAGCCATGGAGCATGATTTCTGGTCAATGACTACCCATGTTGATCGGCGTCACTTGGACCGGCAGCTCATAAACACTGTTACCGCTTGCGGTATGACGTGGCGAGCTGTTGGCACGCGGATGTCCGGTACGTACAACACTGGGGGAGGCAACAGCGTCATCAACATCATGATCATGCGAACCATTGCACGGCTCACAGGCATTACAATTGAAATGCTCTGTGACGGTGATGATTCGCTTTGTATTCATGAATGAGGATAACGTTGATAAATTTGCTGAATGTTGTAGCCAGGTCATCCCGCGAGTATTTGGCATGAAGTGGGAGTACTCGGCCGTCTCAGATGCGTCTGCTGAGGAGTACTGTCACGCTGCACTCAGTTTTGGTCCAGACGGGGCTCCCATTTGTTTGGTTGACCCTGTTCGCGCGCTTGCGCGTCTGGCCGCTGTTGTTAACAAGGAGGGGGGCCATCAGCTGGGTGAACAGTTGGTGGCTTCTCTGGTGGGTGTTTACTGCACATATCCCAATCATCCAGTTTTGTCGAGGGTATCCCACGCAATGTTGCGCCTCATAGGCGCCATTGACGACTCCGACTCAGTCATTCTCAAGCATTCGAAACCCGAAAACGAGTTCTTGAAAGAGCAGTTTGTTTTGAATACTGCTGAACTGGTTGATTCCAACACCAAGCTTATTAAACTCCCTCCCTCTTATCTTGACATCGATGAGGGGGCAAGACACGACGTCGCATCCAGCTTCGGGATCGACGTGGCTACTCAACTGTACTTGGAACAAGACTTTGTTAAGGAAGTGGTCCTTAATCCAAGCCTACGGTACCGAAGCGCCATGGTGGGTGAGAGCACGCAGATTCGAGAGGAGTTGCTGCTTACCAAC